GGCAATGGGCAAGAGTTTGATTATGTAAGCAAATCTATGCAGAAGCTCGCTAAAGATACAAATGCAAATACCGAAGATACTTTAAAACTTTCAACAACGTTCATTGGTTTAGGCGATACTGCTAAAAAAGCGGTCGGTAAAACGGAAGCATTAGTAAAAGCTAACCAAGCATTTGGTGGTACTGGCGAACAATTAAAAGGTGTCGTTCAGGCTTATGGTCAAATGTCAGCAGCTGGAAAAGTTACTGCTGAAAATATTAATCAGCTAACAGATAATAACACAGCTCTTGGTTCAGCTCTTAAATCAACCGTTATGGAAATGAACCCAGCTTTGAAACAATATAGCTCATTTGCTGAAGCTAGTGAAAATGGCGCAGTATCTGTTGAAATGCTAGACAAAGCAATGCAACAACTTGGTAAAGCAGGTGGTGGGGGAGTAACGACCATAAGCGACGCTTGGGATAGTTTCAATGAAACATTATCACTAGCATTACTTCCTACGCTTGACGCTTTAACTCCTGTTATTAGTGGTTTAATTGATAAAATGAGCGGTTGGGGCGAAAGTGCTGGTAAAACTATAACAAATGTTATTAAGTATTTTCAAGACTTGTTTCAAAAACTGCAAGAAAATGCAGCCACTTTAGCATTTTTAGAGGCTTGGGATAACATAAAAAGTGCATTTGATTCCATAGTTTCTATTATAGGAAAAGTCATAAATTCATTTCTTGGAATAAATACAGAAACAACAAAAAACGCAACAAGTATAGATAACGTAGCAAAGAGCATAGCTGTATTTGCTGGTAAACTGTCAGAAATAACGAAAAAAATAGCTGATTTTCTGAAAAAAATTAGTGAAAGTAAAACTGCTATGTCAGTCTTAAAAGGAACTTTAGTAGTTCTTGCTAGTGCATTTGCAGCCTTCAAGGTAGCTAAAGGTATATTAGGAGTAATAAACGCTTTTAAAACTATTGGAACAGTTGCGAAATATGCTATGGTTCCAGTAAAAGCCTTGTTTGGTTTAATTATTGCTAATCCGTTTGTTGCCATAGCTGTGGCAATTGCAGCGGTCGTTGCTGGCTTGATTTATTTCTTCACTCAAACCGAAACAGGTAAAAAGGCGTGGCAGAGTTTTGTAGACTTCTTATCGCAGTCAATTGAAGCTATTAAACAGTTCTTTACTGGTTTAGGTACTTGGTTTAGTGAGTTATGGACTTCCACAGTCGAGGGTACAAAAACCATATGGAACGGAATAACAGAATTTTTTAGTGGCTTATGGAATGGAATAGTGACGATTATAACTAATGTTTTCGCTACAATAGCTAGTGCAGTAACAGGCGCTTATAACTGGTTCGTCACAACTTTCAAACCATTAATTAGTTTTTATCAATCTATATTTAACCTAATAGGATCAATTATTAATGCAGCTTTTCAACTTATCTTGGCTATTATTCGCGGTGCTTACCAATTAGTCATTGGTGCATGGAAAGGCCTATCAGGTTTCTTTGGTGGAATATTTAACGCTGTTAGTTCAGTAGTTTCGTCAGTATTTAGCGCAATCGGAAATTTTGCTTCAAGTGCTTGGGGAGTAGTTCGCTCAATATGGAGTGCAGCAGCTGGTTTCTTTAGTGGCATATTCAACGCTGTTCGTGGTGTAGTAAGTGGAGTATTCAATTCTCTTGGTGCCTTTGCTTCTAACGCATGGTCAAGGATTTCAGGTGTATTTAGCGGAGTCGGTAGCTTCTTTAGTGGAGTGTTCAATGGTGCTAGAAATGCAGTTAGTGGAGTATTCAGCGCCTTTGGTGGATTCGCTTCTAATGCTTATAATGCAATAACAGGAGTATTCAGTGGGCTTGGTAGTTTCTTTAGCGCCCTATTCGGCGGGATCAGTAGCACGATAAACAGCGTTCTAGGTGGTGTAACAAGTACGATTAACAATATATCAGGAGCTATTAATGGTATCGCTGGTAAACTAGGCGGACTGTTCAAAGGTTCAATGGTAGTAGGCTTAACAGATGTCAATTTATCTTCTAGCGGTTACGGTTTAAGCACTAACAGCGTATCAAGCGATAATAGAACTTATAACACATTCAATGTACAAGGTGGTGCTGGTCAAGATGTTTCTAACTTAGCACGAGCAATCAGACGAGAATTTGACCTAGGGAGGGCTTAATGGTAAGACAGTATAAAATACATACCAACTTAGACGGAACAGATGATAAAGTTTGGGACGTTACAAATGGAAAAGTTAGATTTTACCAGCCCTCTAACTTAGGGTTACAATCAACTAATAACATTTGGCAAAGTAATGGTATCGGAGTAATGGGAACCCGCTCGATCACTCAACCTCAAATAGAGTTTAAGTTAGAAACGTTTGGCGAAAGTTTAGAAGAAAATTATCAATTAATGAAAGACTTCGTAAACGATATTCTTAACAAAAAATTCGTTACACTTGAATATCAAACAGAGATTTTTCAGGTATATGCTGATTTAGCTTTAGCAGATGTCACAAAGACGGAGGGTTACGGTAAAAACGGAGCTTTCAGTGAAAAGATAACTTTTGATATAATCACAAAGTGGTATACTTACGAAAATTTAACTTTTGATAAAATTCAAAATGGTAAAGTTATTGCTGGTAAGTCTAAAATTTATGGTGGATATAAAGGGAACGAAACAGCTTTACAAAACTATAATAGACTAAAAGCAAGTCCTTCTTTGAATTTACCTAATTTAAATTTGTTAGACGGTACTAAAGATTTTAGTGGTAATTGGTCATGGCTCGAAGCTTCGACCAATGATGGAACATATAAAGGCTTAACTGTTAAAAAACGAACTGGTCAATGGGGCGGTATTTATAAAACATTTACAGTTTCCAAAAATTCCGATTACACATTTTCTGGTTTTGTTAAAGGGGCTGGAATAGGTACTAAATTTGTAAGAGTTGTAATTATTAATGGGGTAGAAAAACATAACCTAGAGAAAACTTGGGATTCAGCTTTTGATTGGACGAGAGACTCAATTACTTTTTCAGCTAAAGATATAAAAGTAGGCGATCAAATCAATGTAAGCTATAATATTTCATTATTGGGTACAAATCCAGCAATATGGACTGCTGGTCATAAGTGGGAAGAGGGTTCAACCGCCACTCCATACATGCCTTCAGCTACCGAACTCACAACTGCTGATATAAGTGAATATTTTGGATATAATTATATACCTAATCAAGCCTATACTTATTACGGAGAAACAAATATAGACCGTTTAAGCCGCTGGGACATAAAAGATGAAATATTTAGTTTTATGGGGATATTATATCCGCAACTTCCTAAAACACCTACTGGAGTTAGATTTTTAGACGATATTGGAAATGAATATACTGCAATTGTATTTAAGACAGAACAGGTACAGAATTATATTTTAATCAATACAGATGTAAATGATGAAATTTATCAAGGTTGGAGCGGAACAACTGCACTAAACTTATTCCCTGTAATGGACTTTGAGCGGTATAGAACTCGTATAATTGAAAAAGGTCAAATGGAGTTAATTAATTTAAGTAAGGCAGAGTTTAAAATCAAGAGAAAGGCGGACTTCGTTTAATGTTAGAAGCTAATGTTTATGATAACTTTAACCCTAACTACTATAATATATCTGATTTTAATCTTCCTAACGGTAAAAAGGACAAAAGAGGGCTACCAATACCAAAGGCAAGATGTCAAGTTATTAACTATGAATTGTGGGAAACAGGTTATCTTTACACTTCATCGGCTACATTGACCGTTTCGGTAGAAGTTGGCGATATTGTTCAAATTCTTTTTCCTGAAGTTGTTCCAATTGAGGAACCTCTAGGTAAAAAAAGAAACTTAAACTTAGATATGGTTTATCTTGTAACAAGTGTAGATGAAGGCAACAAAGCTACATTAAAGAACTATTTTTGGGCAATGATTGAAAGCCTAGATGTTCCGAATGCAATAACTAAAACGACAAACTCCGCTATCATTGACTATTTGATTGACCCTAATAAGAATGATTTAATGAGTTATGGCTACTTTTTCAATTCAAGTATTTTCGCTGGGAAGGCTACAATTAACCGAAAAGCGGAAACTTCATCAGCTCATGACGTAGCTAAGAGGATATTTTCCAAGGTTCAATTCCAACCAACTACAACAATTCAACATGCTTCATCTGAAATAGACCCTAGAAACTTGTTATTCATTAACTTTGCTTCAAGAAACTGGAATAGAAATAGGATAACGACAAGAGTAGATATTAAGCAAAGCGTGACAATGGACACGGAGACAATAGTAGAACGTTCAGCTTATAATTTTGCTATTGTATTCGTTAAAAATAAGGCAACAGACGACTATACAGACCCTCCTAAAATGTACACAGCAAAAAATAATGGAGATGTCATTGACTATAGTACTTATAGCGGAGACGGAACAGACTTGCCAGAAGTAAGGACAGCAAAAACATTATTTTATGATAGAGATGAACACGGAAACCCTCCAGATATGTCTGCTATTAAGGCTGAAATTTCACCCTCTACAATCGTCACAAGATTAATTTTTAACCAAAACAAACTCTTACCTTTGTATGTTAATGACTTGGTTGATGTTTGGTACGAAGGAAAACTATATTCAGGGTATATAGCAGATAGAGTCAAAATAGAGTTCAATGATAGACTTATTTTTGTAGAAAGTGGGGATAAATCAAATGTTATATGAGTATGTAGCCACTTATGGAGACAAATATAGAATAGATAGCTTCACAGGGTACAGAGAGCTACGTAAAGACCACTTAGAGTTATTGAATGGTAAAGTGTACTATAATAGTAAAAACTCTCTTAGAATCGAGACTACGCTCTTGTACGAAGTCGGCCAATTTGTATCAATTGGTGGTTATCCTTATGGCGGTAGAAAATTTAGATTATTAGAATTATCAATTACTGATAACCCAGTTTTAGATAAAGCGAAGATAATTTCAAGAAAGGTTAAAAATGA